AAAGTTTCGGATCCAGGAGTTTATCTATTATCATTGACTGTTGATGAAGAATTGTGTTTTGAAAGTGATATAATTGTTTTATGAAAAAATATGAAAGTATGGAGAATCCAATTGTCGGTATTTCCATATATCATGGTGTTTTTGATGCATCAAAATTTTTGCTTACTCTTGAAAGTTCCTGCGGTTCATCACAAGATCCTCTTGTATGGGAGGATTCCCATGTTGGTCCTAACGGGGGTTACGTTTCTGAATACAGGACATCGGTAAATTGCCATCTTGAGTCAATAATGTCAAATGTAAGCAAACATCAGTTGAAACCATCTTTGTATGAACTAAAAGACAAAATTGATGCTTGCGCATTTGATTACTCAGAACAATATGATTGCAATATGGGAATACATGAGCCATATCAAGTCTTGAAGTACACAGAAGGCGCAAATTATCGTGCTCATCACGATAGGAGCAGTCTAAACGGCAGAACCGTGAGTATTGTTGCATCTCTCCAAGCTCCAGAAGAAGGTGGGGAACTTGAGTTTCCTTTTTTTGATTATACTTTCAAACCAGTTAGTGGAAGTTTAGCGATTTTCCCCTCAACACACCCATACACTCATATAGCGCATCCAGTTAAGAAAGGGCTAAAGTATTCTTTAGTTACATGGTATTTATGAAAAATGATAAAGAGCAGATAGAGATTGCAGTTGTTGGTAGCGGAACTGCTGGTTTCGTAGCAGCCTTATTGCTAAAAACAGCATTCCCGGTTTTAAACATCAAGCTTGTTTCGTCTTCAAAAATTGGAATTATTGGTGTTGGTGAGGGATCAACTGAGCATTGGAAACAGTTTATGAATCTGTGCAAGATACCGCTTCTTGACATGATCAAGGAAACTGATGCAACACATAAATACGGAATAAGGTTTGAAAATTGGTCAAATGCTCATCCCGACTATTTCCATAGCGTTTCGGGTGATGATCAAATTTTTGCTTATGGCTTGTTTCCGATGTATATGGGTTTTATAGATAACAATATGCTTCTTACTAACCAAACAACTTCCGTTGGGTTAATACAGAATAAAATTCGTGTAAAAAATTTACATGAAAATACAAATCAATATCATTTTGATACAAACAAGTTGAATAAATACTTTGACAAATTGTGTTTTGAAAGAAGGATAGAAAAAATTGATGGTGAAGTAAAGCATGTTAATATAAATACTGAAACTGGGAATATAGATTCAATTGATCTTGATGACAACACAAATGTTGTTGCTGATTTTTGGTTTGATGCAACAGGATTTAATAGAGTTTTAATGACAGCTTTAGGAAATACAGAATGGGAGTCTTTTAAGGATTATCTTCTTTGTGATTCAGCATTTGCTTTCCCAACAGAATCTGACCCTTCAAAACAAATAAGACCTTATACAAGAGCGAGAGCACTATCTTCTGGCTGGGCGTTTGAGATACCAACTGTTGCCAGAAGGGGGAATGGTTATGTTTATTCCTCTCAGCACATCACTGAAGATAAAGCAGTTGATGAAATGTCTGCACTTCTTGGAATTGAAGTACAGCCATCTAAGACATTCAAATTTGATCCCGGCTACCTAAAGAAGTCTTGGGTAAAGAACTGCGCAAGCGTTGGTCTCTCAAGTTCTTTTGTTGAACCTCTTGAGGCAACATCAATAGGAACATCAATAATGCAAATGATGATGATTGTTCCGTATGTTGCTTCGTACCAGTCATACTACGAACACTCGCAAAATCATTACAACAAGCGCATGGAAGCCATGATGGATAACATCTTGACAATGATAAGGCTTCACTACCACACTGACAAAACAAATAGCCAGTTCTGGATTGACGCAAAAAATGCAAAGCTGAACGAAGAACTAGAAGATTCACTTAACTTGTGGAAAGAAAGAACCCCAACACGCTATGATTTCCCAAATAATTCAAACCAACTATTTGGTGGTGCTCATCTAATTCATGTAGCGCAAGGGCAAAATGTCATCAATCGTGATTCAATAGATCCAGCATTAGTTAGGATGCAATTAAAAGGGTTTGTTGGTGACGCAATGTCTCAATCACGTATAAACAGATCAAATCATGAATTGATTGATCATAGAGAGGCGCTGGAAAACATAGATGTTTGGCAGTAAAAAACAAGTTCGTACATACAAAGACATTAAAAAACCGAAGCCTGGGCAAATCATGGTTTTTCCCCGGGATAATCGGCTTTACGAAACTGGTCCATTTGTTAATTCAGCAAGAACATTGCCAGACTGGTTTAAGGGTATTGATAAAAATCGTGGTTCAATAAGATCTTGCTCTGGAACACTTGATTTCTTGCAATTAGGAATAACAGTTCCTATGTGGACAAATGCATATTTTACTCCAAACTTAGCTTCTCCAAGTCAATGGGATATCAGAATGGATCAAATGCCGTATTCAGAATCTTTTGGCAATGAACCATTCCCTTTCCATTCGGTAGGGAAATGCCCCATGACTGAAGTACGGAGCATTGAGAAAAGTGCATTCCCAAAACTAATCAACCCCTGGTGTTTTGTAACAGCCCCTGGTTGGTCATCTATTGTCATTCATCCAATGTTTGAACCAAACAAGGATTGGACAACTGTTGCCTCAATCGTTCATACTGATTTTTATCATAACCTAAATGTTGTTTTAAATATCACAACAGAAAACCCATTTACAATAAAAGCAGGAGCTCCTGTAATGCACATCATCCCTTTTAAAAGGAATATGGACACAGAAAAAATATTGATGGAAGACTCTGACTTGTTTAGATTCGTAAATGCTCGTGGGTTTGGAGACAATGCGGTTATACCGATTTCTAGCACAGGAGGGTCTTATAAGTCTTACCAAAGACAGATTGATGAAGGCATTGAGGCAAAAGAGTCTTCAAGAAATTTTTTTCAAAGATTAAAAAATGGCTAAAATTGAATATATAAAAAATGCAATTAGTGACTTCTATAAAGAAGAAATTCTTGCTGAGGTGAATAGAAGCTTTGACACTCCAATTTGGGTAAGTAGCCATAAGTGGAGTGAGGTGTTGACAAACAATATGCGCCCGATTCTTATGAGAAATCTTGAGAACGAAAAGGATACCCTCCATAATATTCTTTGTTCAAAGACAGAAACTTTGAGAGGGTTGACCCCAATGAACCCAGTACTTTACCTATGGGAGCCTGGTTCCCACATAGACTGGCATGACGATGCTGGGTGGACTGCAGCAGCGTCAATATATCTTACAACACAGGACAGGAGGGGTGGAGGTGCGTTTGCTTGGGAAGAAGATGATGGTACAATCAAAATGATTTTCCCAGAACAATGTTCTGCAATAATTCAAAGTGAAAACACAAATCATCATGTTACGATGATTCACCCAACCAATCCTTCGTACAGAATGTCAATTCAAATATTCTACCGTTGATTGAATGAAAGAAGAAAAGATGACTCATTACAATGTTGTTATATGTACACCTGGAGATATGCTGTTTAAATCATACGTAGGTTGCCTTGTAGATACAATAAAATATATGGAAGACAATGATATTACATGGACATGCGTAATAGAGTCATCCCCTCATATACCAAAAACAAGGGCTTTGATTCTGAACAACGGGTATTTGCCAAATGGTGGATTTGAAGAGTTTATGCCGGAAGACAAACTTAAAAAGTGGCAGACATTTGGTGGAGCCTTTACGTATGATCAAATTTTATGGATAGATAACGACATAACTTGGACAATTGAACAATTTAAAAAAATATTAAGCCATCAAGAGGAGGTTGTCTCTGGAGTGTATATGTTTGACAATAATAAAGATGTTGTCGCTTCAATGGAGCCGGGGTCTGTTCTGAGCGTTGATGAATTGTTGAGATTAAACCAATCTGAACTGCACGAAGTCCATACTTGCGGAATGGGTTTTATGAAGGTTAGATATGGAGTATTTGAAAAACTGCAGCACCCAATGTTTCTTGTCCATTCGTATGATTATTTTGTAAAAAAATATAATAAAACGTATTGTTTTTACACAACAGATGAAGACACTTCATTTTGCCATAGGGTGAGAGAGAGTGGATCAAAAGTTTATCTTGACCCATCAATACGTGTTGGGCACTTTAAAAGAGTTACTCTTTCTGCGCCAGCAGTTGAGTTTTAGGAGAAAAAAAAATGTCTTATACAAATACAAATAATTCAATTTGCTGGTACGACAATGCTGTTCCGAATGAACTGTGTGACGATCTAATTCAGTTATACGAGGCAAACAAGGATTACCACCTCCCTGGCAGAACGCTGGAAGGCGTTGCCGATGTAAAAATATCAACCGACATGGCTTTGTGCTCTCCAGAATTTGGAAACGATTCTGAAGATAAAATCCGGTTCAAGACAATTCTTGATGACGAACTTGCTGGTTTTGTGAATAATCGCATATACGAATACATCTCTGTGTTTGATTGGATAACCTCTTCGTTAAACACGTATCACACTAATTATGTGATTCAAAAATATCAAGCAATGAAGGGGCAGTACCAGGAACACATAGATGGAGCCTCGTGGAGCGAGCCATCAAGGGAGAGAATTTGCGGAATAATTGTTTATCTTAATGACGTAGAAGAAGGTGGTGGAACATATTTCCGTCATCAAAATACGTATATAGATGCCAAAAAAGGTCGTATTGCCATTTTCCCTGCAAACTGGACACACCCTCACACGGGGACAGTTCCTATTTCAAGTGATAAATATATTGTTACCAGCTTCTTGATGCCAACAGAGATAATCAGTGTTAAAGAAAAGTATGTTTTATGAACAAGATAGTTAATGCAGTAAAAACAATGAGTTCCAAAAAATACTGGAACCGTGTTAACACAGTTGAAGCATGGGGCTTTGCAACAAAGATTGCAATTATTTTCCCTGGTCTATTGCTTGGCAAGCAGTTCTGGTGGCTCTACATCTTTGCCATTATTTCAAGCGTCGCTCTTATTTGGACTTCAACTCGCAAAACACTCCCAACAATTATTTTGTTTAATTGCGCTTGGGTTGTTCTTGCATCACTTTCAATCCTTAAACACTTCTGGTGGTTCTGATTAATCTTAATTAATAGTTATCATCTATACTTAACTATGTGATATACTCAAGAAAATTAAGATTTAGAAAAGGATCGTGGTTAATACTCCCTGCTATCGTCTTGGGGTTGTTTTCATCACCAGTCAAAGCAGATACCTTCAGAACAGAAGGCGCTAATGACTTTTATTTTGAACTAGAGTCCGGCACAACCTTTACCGCAAGAGCGACTGCTCAAGTGTATGGCATTGACAGTCAGCTATGGTTATACGACAGCACTAATACGGTAGTCGCTGTAAATGATGACTATTTTGGCTTAGATTCCTATATTTCTTATAATGTCCAACAAAGCGGTGTTTATAGAATGAGAACGAGTGTTTGCTGCGGGGATCCAAATAGGTGGTACAACCAGTTCTATACCGTAGAGACAAGTTCTCAGCCAACAAATGTTCCGACAACGACTACAAGCACCACAACAACAACCAGTACAACTACGACCACAATTGCTCCGTACCTGAATGCTCCTCAAAACCTACAGGTTACTTCAACCAATGCAAGCAAGGTTTATCTAAGCTGGGATGCTCCGAGTCCATCAAACGTGGAGTTAGAGAGGTATGCCGTTTTTGGATCATGCAATAACTGGGTTACAGGCTTTGCAATCTCAACTACACAAACTGTTGCGGTCATAGAGGATCTTGATTCAGGGACCTCTTGTCAATTTAAAGTTCGTGCTGATAATGATACGTTGTCGGTTTATTCAAATTTTACTGAAGATGTAACAGGAGTCACTCAGACTACAACCACGACTTCTACGACTACAACAACTACTACCGTGGTCCCAACCACCATGTTGCAAACAACAACAACGGAACTACCGAGTACCACAACAAGTTCAACAACACAGGCTCCTGTTGTTACTCAACCCGATGTTCCTTTGACAACCGTTGCCACAGCAACGACTCTTTCCTCCACAACCACCAGCAGACCCCCGCAAACAACGACCCTGCCATCAACAACAACTTCTTCAACGACAACCTCCACAACTATTGTTAACACAACTACGACGCTAGATATTCCTGAAGAAGCAAACGTGCTTGCAACAAGCATTTTGGCAAACTCAGATAATCCGGCTGAACTGAGTGCTGCTGTTGACAACGCTGTTGCCTCAGTAGAATCCCCAGAAGAACTTGCTTCAATTGTATCATCGTTGCTTGACAAACCTCTTACTGATGACCAGTTTTCTGCTGTTATTGACGCTGTGTTTACCGAAAGTCTTACTACCGAAGAATTAAGTGCAGCCCTGGATGCTGTTTTTGCGGAACCAATTTCTGATGAGAAGTTCACAGAAGTTCTGTCTGCAGTCTTGGATAATCCACTTGATGCCGAGCAGTTCGCTGCAGTTGTGGACATCCTTGAATCAGATTCTGTTTCGGAAGAACAGGTGTCTCTTGCTGTGGACAATATTTTGGAAAACGGTATTACGGATAGTCAAGCAACAGACTTAGCAACAAGTCCAAAAGTTCTGGAGAGCATTGACCCAGAACAGGCTTCCTCTGTATTTGAGCAGATACCCGTAAGTGATTTAACAACAGAAGAAGAAAAGGCGCTCGTTGAGGCAGTATCGGATGCTCCAACTGAAGTAAAAAATGCTTTTGAAAACACAATTGATATTTTTGGGGCAGGTCTTGATGAGTATGAAGCGGTTGGTTCCAGCGTCAATGTTGGCACCAGAAGAGTAGTTATCGCAGCAATAGGAGTAGTTACTTCTATAACAGTTGTTGTGCCTCCAGTCCCAACAGCACCAATTGGGTCAGGAGGAGGCTCTAGCAGTCCATCCGGCGGTTCTAATGCAGGAACCGGGGGTTCAAGGCAGCGAAGGCTGAAATAGAAAAGAAAACCAATGGGAGGTCGGTGATGTTTAAAAAATTAATTAATGAGATTCATGCTTTGGCATGGACACTTGGCGGAAGCGGAATTGTTCTTATAACGCTTTCTGGTCAAACAAGGTTTTGGGGTATATGGATAACCATTGCCTCACTTGCAGTGCACCTTATCGGTGTGCTTATAAAAGGAGATAGTGATGAATAAACTTAATAACATTTTATTAAGAATACTTGCTGTATTTGGAGCATCTGGTCTTGGAGTGATTGGGGCTGGCGCTATTGCTGGAGTCAATCTTCCAAAAGCCATTTTTATGGCTGGAATTGGCGGAGTAGCCAAAGTTGTTGAGGGTCTAGCCAAAGCATTCCTTGATGATGGCAAACTTGATGATAGCGAAATAGCTGAAGTTTTCAACGGTAAAAATAAGACAGCCTAAAAATACTGATTAAGGTATAATGTTGTATGTAGTGATTCAATGTCACAAAGGAGATTCTATGATTAAAGTTTCGGAACAGAATAAAGCAATCCTTGCCTCTTATGCAAGAAGTGTGCTCGGCGCAGCTGTTGCAGTATATGCATCAACTGGTGATGTTAAGATGGCAGCAAATGCTTTGTGGGCAGCAGCTCTGCCTGTAATCATTCGCTTCCTTAACCCCAACGATGGGGCATTTGGGAGAACAAAATAATGACACCTAAGTACCCATACAAAAAAATGACTTTACCAAAAGAACTTGTCCCAATGAAAGACGAGACAGGTAAACTTACCCCAGAGATGCTTACAACTTCAGTTAATGGAGCAAAGTTTTGGCGCTGGGCAGGTATTGCTTTTAATCAAATGTTTAATGATGCAAAAAAAGCAGGTTTGAATCTACAGAATATCGGAGACTTCCGTTCATATGATCAGCAATTGGCTATGTTCAAGGAAAGATATTCAACCACAGATGGTGGTCGTAAGCCTACTGTCACAAGAACTTGGGATGGAAAGACTTGGTACCTTAAGCCAAAAATGAGTCCATCAAGCAGCCCTGGCAAGAGCAACCACGGTTTGGGTCTTGCAATTGACTTGAATGTTACTGATCCTAAAGTTCTAAACTGGCTGTGCGAAAATGCCCCAAGTTACGGGTTCTATCTCCAATCATCAGATCCCAAGTCCCCAGAATTTGAGGCTTGGCATTGGCAGTATGTAGAAGGCGATGCTACTCCAGCAGCAGTTAAAGAGCGTTTTGAAAAAAATGAGGCAAAGAAGGCTGCTAAGTAATGGATGATGATTTAAACAAATCAAGAGTCAAGAGTTGCAGTTGTGGCTGTGAATGCACAGACCAGTGTGATTGTGGCTGTGAGGATTGTGATTGCTAGAGGAACATAAATGGCTGGATTAAGAAATATAACTATTTATGCTGGAGATACTTACCTTCATGAATTGAGGATAAAAGACTCTGCTAATGCTGCGATCAATATCACTTCGCATACATTTACTGGACAGATTAAGGTCGGGAAACTTGAATCAGAAAAGGTTGCGACGTTTACAGCAAACATTTCTAATGGGGCAGCAGGTATTGTCCAATTCCTTTTGACTTCAAATGTGACTGCGAATATAACTCCGGGTACATATTATTATGATATTCAACAAATTAACGGAACAGTTGTCACGACTCTTTTGGGAGGTAAGGTAATTGTACAAGGAGATATAACCCGTGGCTGATATTACGACAGTAAGAATAGAGTCCGGGGATGTAACTCAGGTTAATTTAAGCAATACAGATACAACAACAGTATCAATAAGTTCTGGTGATGTTACGGTCTTAACAGGAGTTACTGCATCAATAAGTGCAGCGTCTTTAAGTTTTTCTGCTGATACACCACAGGATATAGCAAGGTCTGGGTCAGCTGGCTCCAGCGCTGCAGCAAGTAGAGCGGATCATGTCCACTCAATTGCAAACACATTACTTGATGGAGGTAATTACTAAAATGGCTAATACAATTAGAATCAAAAGAAGAGCATCTGGAGGAGCAGCCGGTGCACCAGCCTCTCTGGAAAATGCAGAACTTGCGTATAACGAAGTAGATGATGTTCTTTATTATGGTAAAGGAACAGGTGGAGCAGGTGGAACTGCTACGAGTGTTGAGGCAGTTGCTGGTGCAGGCGCATACCTCACATTGTCTGGGGTTCAGACAATCACAGGAAACAAAACATTTACTGGCACAGTAATTGTTCCAACCCCAACAGCCAATACACATGCTGTAACAAAAGTTTATGTTGACAACGCAATTTCTGGAGTTACTCTTGGCAATACATCAGTAACAGTTGGTTCATATGGCGGTGCAGGCACTGTTGCTACATTTACAGTTCAAGGTGATGGTCGCCTCACTGCTGCTGGAAATACTACAATCTCAATCACTGCTTCACAAGTTAGTGATAGGGCTACAAACCTCGTAACTGGTCTTACTGGCACTGCGAATGAAATTGCGGTATCAAACTCTGGTGTTGGTGCAGTAACGCTTAGTCTTCCAGCCAATGTCACTATTTCTAACAATTTAACTGTAACTGGGGATTTGACTGTCAATGGCAACACTACTACTTTAAACACATCAACACTCACCGTTGAAGATAAGAATATTGTTCTTGCAAATGTTGATACACCAACAGACACGACTGCAGACGGTGCCGGTTTCACAATAAAAGGCGCAACAGATAAAACTTTAAATTGGGTTGATGCAACAGATGCATGGACTTCATCGGAAAATTTCAACCTGCTTACAGGAAAAGTTTATGAAATCAATGGAACCTCAGTTCTTTCCAGCACAACTTTGGGTTCAGGTGTCACAGGCTCAAGTTTGACATCACTTGGTACCATTGCGACTGGTGTATGGAATGGTACAGCAATAGGTTATGCCTATGGCGGTACTGGTCTTACGTCTTACACAACTGGTGATTTAGTTTATGCATCAGCAACAAACACTGTTTCTAAATTAGGGATCGGTTCAGCCGGACAATTCCTCAAGGTTGTAAGCGGAGTACCAGCATGGTCTGATACAGTAGATGGCGGTACTTTCTAACAGGAGGAAGTAATGGCTAACACCATTAAAATAAAAAACTCAGGTACAGCAGCTAGTGTCCCAGCCTCTTTGGAGTTTGGAGAATTGGCAATCAACTATGCTGATGGAGTTCTTTATTATAAAAATTTAAGCAATACTGTTGTTTCTTTATCAACGGCTGGTGGTTCACCGTCACAAGCTATTTTGGATTTACAAGTAAGTTTAGCTATGGAGATACCATAGGGGTTGAAACCCTTATGCTGTTATAATATAAAGTATGGATGAAGTTAAAATTGATACATCAAAAACAATAACATTGACTCTACCTGTTGACCCAACATCAAACGCAGTATCGGTTTCTTTGTACCATGAATTTAACGATTTAGTCAGTGGTCCTACTGCTGCAACAAGAGTTTCTACGGGTGTCTATACGATTACCTATGGTCAGCAAAACAGCGGTCATTATGTCCTTAATGCTGCCGGAAAATATAATGTCGTTTTTACATATACGGTCTCTGGCACCCAGTACACAAAGAGCGAGTACATTAACGTCTACACACCCTATATGACCGCTACAGAGTTCTTTACGGTCCACCCTGAACTTCAGGAGGAAAAGGGAGCTTTATTTGATAGATACGAAAGGAGAGCTCGTAATATCATTAATACATATTGCGGTCAGTCTTTTGATTATTACCCAAATAAAACAATCACCATAGAAGGGAATGGTCATTACAAACTGCACCTTCCTTTCCCGATTTACACCTTGACAAAAGTAACGCAGGATCCGGGTCGTGATTATGCTGAAATTATTTTTGATTTGACAACGGATATTTCAAGAAATGTTGAGAAGGTAAGGCAACCACATAATTTTGAGTCTTCTTATTATATAAGATTTAGACCAGATACTTTGGATAGAAACAATACAGTTATTGTTCCCGTCAGATTTAGAGCAAAATCTGATTACAAGATTGAGGGTGATTTTGGCTGGAAGTATGTTCCAACAAATGTTCAACAGGCTGCTGATCTTATTATTGCGGATTTAATGAATGATGATTCTGATTACAGAAGACATGGTATTCATACTATTGACATGGATGTTGTTAAGATGCAATTTAATCAGTCCTTCTACGAAACAACCGGAAATATTGAGGCAGACGTTCTCCTTATGGATTACACACTGTTCGTTATGGATTATGTCGTATAATGTCTGCAAAAACATATTTGCGTTTTGTCCAAACGGCTGATGTTTATTCAAAAACCGTTGTCGTAAGCCCTGCGGGTCAGAAGACTTACGAGTATTCTTTCTTGACTTCTATTCCTGTGCATGTGCAATCACCTACTGATACAACTTCGTCAGGCGGAGATAGAAGGCTTTCTCCTTACCAAGACTTTATCGCAACTCATGAGATCATTGTCCCAGGAAACTCTGCTTCATATGTGGACTACCAGAACAGAATTCTTAATATAAAAGATAGATACGGAAACCAACTTGAGGCTGGACCATTTGAGATTGTTCAGATCAACCCGAAGTTTGGTTTTAATGGCAAGAAGCATCATGTCTTGGCTACAATTAGAAAAGTGGTTGAAACGACATGATTTATATCAACAGTAATTTACCACAACTTGCCGACAAGATTTCGTCAATACCTAACGACGTTAGCGCTGCTTTTTCTTCAACTGCTGAGCAGATTACTTCCGTTGTTGAAAATGAGTTGAATTCAAACTACAGTAATACCTTTGTTGAGGCTAGTGTTGATGTTTACCACGATGGGACAACTATTACAATAGACATAATGAACTTCAATGAATATCATCTAATGAACGCATCGGGTCTTACTATTGAAGAGGTTAAGGATCGTCTAGTAGAATTGATAGATGAGGCTTTAGCCCGGAATTTAAGTTCAATAGGATTCTTTAACTAACATGTCCGTAATAAGCGTTTATGATGTCAACAATTTTTTAAAAGCTGATGCTACAGTAGTTAGCATTGCTGGGAAACAGATGAGTTTCTTCCCAGTGGTTGCTACCGATAACGAGGCAGCCCCTTTTGTTGTTTATTTCTACAACCCAGTGATTCCTGATGTTGAGCAATACTGGCATAGATACGACTACATCAAGTATTCAATCTTGGATACGGATGTGGACAGGCTCCTCCAACTCTCGGAGAGGTTTGTTGAGGTTCTTGGTCGTGGCGATCAGATAGCCCAGTCGGGTGGAATTGGCGGAACCAATGTCAGAATCCTGTCTTCTCATCAGGTTGGATCTAATTTAGTAGCTCCGTTAGAAATAAATGGTTGGTATAGAATGAATTTAGACTTTAAAATATGTTTTGTAGCAAGATAAAGTGGTAGAATAAAAGGATATGAAGTATACTACTATTACATACGTCGGAAGAAATTCCGGCTATATTGCGAAGGTCGGAAAGATTACATACGAATTTGAGTGGAATAAATCCCTTGGAATCGGAGGTAGAAATGAAGAGGTCCGATTGGAGCATGTAAACAAGATCGCTAAATGGCGTGATAAAAAAGGCAAAAAAATTTTTGTTCTTGAATAAATTTGGAGGAATACAAAATGGCAGTTAATGTTTCAAACATTGTAGTCGGTGAAGCAACCATTCAGGTTGGCGACTCGGCTAACGCAACATCCATCGGTACGATGGATTCTTTTGGCGATATTGGTGCAACTCAGAACGGTGTTGAAATTTCATGGGAACCAGATATGGTTGACATTGAAATTGATCAGTTCGGTGACGCAGCAAGAATCGTGCAATCAAAGGTAAAAGTAATGGTCAAGACGACCCTTGCAGAGGCAACCTTGAACAACCTCGCTCTCGCATGGAACTATGATTCCGTTGGTGCAACTGATGTTATCGCCAACAATGACGGTGCAAATACCAAGTCATTCTTGTTCGGAGCACAGACCGTGTTCCCATATGAGAAGGCACTTGTTATTACTGGTACAGCACCAGGATCGTCAGCAAGCGGCATTAAGACTCGTAAGTTTTACACAAAACGTGCGATCTCAATGGAAGCATCAACCATCTCAATGAAGAGAGCCGAAGCTTCGGTATTCGCAGTTGGCTTTAGAATTTTGCCAAAGGTTGAGGATACTGGTTATGAATACGGCAAGATCATTGATCAAACCGCATAATAAAATTTAATAATTGTCCTAAAACTTCCCAAGTGCTTGTGCTATACTTGTCACTTGGGAAGTTTTATTTTCCCCCTACATTAATGAGAGGATTATTCAAATGGTAGATAAAAATAAAGATATTATTGGCGGAACTGAGATTCTTTTTGCTGATGGCAAGAAGAGAGTTGTTAGACCACTTACAATCAGAAACTTGAGAAAGTTCATGAAAGTTGTTAAGGATCTTAAGACTGACGATAACCTTGAAGACAAAGATATTGACGTTATGGTTGAAGCAGCAGGTATTGCCCTCATCAGCGTTGACCCAGAACTTGCTGAAGACACAGAAGCCTTAGAAGATGCATTAGATCTTCGTTGCTTCGGTGAACTCATGAATGCAGCAATGGGGTCCGACCCTTCCTAACAGGCGAGGGGGGATCAGGTGACTCCCAGTCGTGGGAGGACATCCCCCTCCTCAAGTATGAATCAGAGATATTCATAAGAACAGGTGCTTGGAAAAGCATAACCGAATTAGAAGAGAATCTCACAATGGATGAGATGTTTTTGCTATATCGTGCATGTATGAATGAAAATTCAACAAACATGAAAATGCTCGCTGCTGCGCAAGGTGCAGATGTTGATCTCAATGAAGATTGGTTTGATCCACAACCTGAAAGTGTTCTTGACGCAGATTCAATACGTTATGTCCCATTTGGTTTGGGTTATGAGGGTGGTTAATATTGCTAATATGCAATTAATCAACTATTATTAAACAGGACAATTATGGCTGACGCAACTGGACATATTAGAGTAGAAACTATCATTGACGACTCGCTCAAGAGCGGGCTTAAAGGTGTCTCTGATAGCATATTCTTAGTCTCAGCCAGAATTAATGGTCTTAATCTTCTTACAAGAAGTTTGACAAATTCCAACTATGCGGTGTCGCAGTCGTTGAAGAGTGTGTCCTCAGCCCAATCTGGAGTTGCCAAATCAGCAAGAGAATTGGCTGCAAATCAAGCAATTGTTGCTAATTATTTGAAACAAGTTCGCATTGAAGCAGATGCTGCTAAAACTGCATTGCACTCACATCAGATGACTCTTTCACAAACGTCTGCTAGTTACAAGCAAGCCGGTGCTGAGATTGCTTTCATTGATCAAAAATTAAGACATCTGAATTCAACACAAAAAGTTGTTGATAGGACAATGCGAGCAAACGCAATGCAAACGATGTCTAAGCAATACAATAAGCAAGCAACTGAATTGAGTTATGTTGGTCAACGTCTCACGATGGGGTTGACACTTCCTCTTGTAACGCTCGGTCGCTTAGGGTTTAGTTCACTAAAGAAGTTGGACCAAGAACTTATTAGAACCAGAAAGCTTCTTGATGACACAGGTGATGGTGCTGACAACCTTGAAGGAAGAATGAAAGTTCTGGGGGAAAGACTTGATGACATCTCTTACAAATGGGGTGTATCAAGAGAGTTGCTACAGGGTCTTGCTGGAGACTTTGCTGAATTAGGCATATCCGATCCAAAAACATTGGCAAACCTCGTTCAGATTACAAATGAGATTGAAAAACTTGGTAACGTAGATATAACTGATGCCGGTAAATTGACTCAATCAATTTATCAAAACTTGTTGAGAATTAGAAGACTCCAGGGGATGAGTGTTACTGATCCAATGGCTCTGCAGCAGATTACGCAAGAAGTTCGTGGAGCAATTGCACTATTCAACTATGCTGAAAACAAAACTTCTCTTTCGTTGAAGAACATTGCTGACGCATTCCCAGAAGTTTCTGGTGCTGCAACAAGCTTTGGTCTCAACATGGCTACAACAGCAGCATTGCTTGTTCCGATGGTTTCTGCTGGTTTTCAAGTAGGGGCATCAGCAAACTCAATCAAGGTTTCTTTACAGAAACTTGTTCTTCCAACAAAAGACACGAGAAAGTTGATAAACGCTCTCCGTCAAGAACTTGGACCAAACTTCAAGATGTCTGCTGACATTGGAGGAGAAGGTCTGCAAAACTTAGTTGATGGCTATATTGAGTTGGAAAAATCCCTATACAAAACGCAAGGTACGATGCAATTGTTTGGAAAGGCTTTTGGTGTTAGGCAGGGACCTAGAATGGAAGTTGCTATTCAACAAATGGCTGCTTTCCAGAAACAATTGAATAATGCAAAAAGCAGTGAGACCCTAGTTCTGTCTACTTTGGAGCAAAGCATCAATGCTCAGTTAAGGAAGAACGGCTTAGAGGAAGTTAGTCTTAAAAATATTAAGGGTATTCAAGACTTGAACTCTGCTTCAACTGAGAGAAGTAAGGAGAATAATCTTGAGTACACTGAAAGAGCCAAGATTATTCAGAAAATACAGGCGCAAGAGGCTAAGCAACTTATAACGTCGGACAAGATGAGAAAAGCAATGCAGGATATATCAACTGAATCTGGAAAGATATTAATTGGTGGTGCTTTTGGTCAAGAAGAAACCGGCAGAACGATGGAAGAGGAATTAAGGAAGTCTGAGCAGTCACTGAACGTACAGGCTGGTCGGGTAAGAGAATCTGTTAAATCAATCGCTAGAGACTTTACAGTTGCTTTTGGTGAAATATTAAAAGTTGTTAGTCCAATCTTCATCAAGATTGCAAAAACAATTAGAGAGTTAAGTCCTGGTTTTAAAAAAGTAATTGGGCTTGCAGCAATTTTCTTAGTCACCATTGGACCAATAATTAGAATATTCTCTTTGTTCAAACAATCACAAAGCCTTGCAATGCTTGGTTTGGCAAAAGGTCTTACGGTAGGTCGTACACAGGCACAACAATTAGATGCGCAATTGTTGAAAACAAGCGATAGTCTTTTGCGATTAGGCAAGATCGGTAAAGTAACTCAGATAGGCGACAAAATTTTCCTTGAGGGCAAAGCAAAGACTAATAAGAAAGCAATGGAACTTGTTGGTCTTGAATCACAATATGACCCAACAGACACAAGCCGTTCCTCACGTAGAACTGGTAAGAAAATTTCAAGTCTTAAAAAAGATTTAGGTATTGTACGGGGGGGAAGAACTAGCGACATGGATGTATCTGGCTTGATGCCAGGAACCTTAGACGCTCTTGGTTTAAACCCACTTGCTCAAAACAGACCAAAAAATTCAGCACAAATGAAAGCACAGCGTCTGGCAAATATAGATATAGCCAAGCAATATTCTGCTCAATTAAAAGCTGCAGCAGCCAGTGCCGCTGCAGCAGCCAATGCCGTTGCTGTACCCGCTGTTGCTGTGCCGACTGTTGCATCCACAGCGGGAGGTTCTGTATCTACTGTAGGTAGTGTTGCAACCACAGTCGGAAGTGTTGCAAACAAATCAATAAACCAAGGTCTCGGACAAGCATTGGGCAAGATAATTGCAATCTTGCAGGCAATAAAAAACTGTGCCTGCAATGGCAAGAACGTATTGGCTCCAAATCCACAGGGGATTCCGGGCGCAGGAGGCATATCACCAACTGGACCTCCTGCTGCAACCCCTACCCCTGCAAAACCTGCAGCAGCAAACGCACCGAATGCAACACCCGGAGGCATACCTAAGAGAACAACTAAAGGACCACTAAGAACGCCTGATGCACAAGCAGACGCTGTTAGTGGTCCTTCAATCTATACCAGCACAACGCCTGGAGGCATACCTAAGAGAACAGTTAAAACTCCATCTGCACAACCTGCTGGGAAACCTATAGTTACAGAATTTAAAATTGGAGACAGAGATGCGACCTCTACTGTATACCCTGTCCAAACTCCTGACCAAACTGAGAATGAAAGATTTCCTCATGGCTTACGTGTAGGTCCAGGACCTGAAGGATTTACAAGACTTGGAGACACTGTTAGAGAAACTGTTAACGATGTTGCTAACAAGATAGAAGCACAAGTACGTCAAATAGGTCCTGGACTACAAATAATTCCAAAATCTCAGGCGTTTGCAAGTATTGGAGACGCTGCTGAAAAAACTGTTGATGATGTTATTGAAAATGTAAACGAACAGGTTGCGGATGCAACTAAGTCTGCGCAGTCAACAATAAAGAGAATTACCAATACTGACCTTTCCGAAGAGGCTTCGCAGCCAACTAGGGGAGACGGTTCTGGTACAGAGTCAAGAGCATCTAGGCGTAGCAAGCGTGACCTTGCCTCTGATGCTTCAATGTCTCAAAGTGAAAAACTTGATGTTCAATTCAAGAGAAGTAGTGCCTATCGCACTCAACTAAAAGATGCTAAAGAAGCAGCAGAGAGGGATATAAAAGATGCTCTTGAGAGTGCAGCAAATTCTGTTGCACAAGTTGTTGATGAAGTAGAAGTGGCATTAAATAAACTTGGTTCTGATGTAACCGCTGATGTAAAAGTAGTTGCCTCGGCAGGAAAAGCCGTTGAAGATAAAGTTGAGAAAGCAGTAGAGACGGCAAAGGATTCTACAAGAATCCCTAGAGAACTGCTAAACAGAAGTAGACCAGCTCCCCGTGTTAGCACTCAAGAAGAAATATCAGACATTGCTTTCTCTCTAGGTAACGAGACAGGGAGTACTCCCTTGCCTTCAACTAAAGCAGAAAAACTTGATGCCCAACGTATATTAGGATCTTCGGTACCGCCTGCTCCACCAGTTCGTGAAAACCAAGGACCAATTGGTTATCCAGCACAACTGTATGCAATGCTTAAAAAAGATATACAAGATAGAGGGCTTAGTCCAAACGAGGCTGCAATGACAGCTTTTAAGGCAACAATAGAGGGAATTAAGAGAAAGGCTGCTCGCAGCCAGCGTTCTAATCTTGGAACAGTATTTGGTATTGGCTTAGGAGAACAAAAAATCGGGGAAGATGGAGAGCCAATAGATACCGATGCAACGTACCAATACAAGATTGTTGACAAAAAAGCCGAAAGAGAAAGAGCCTTGGCTATTGGGCGAGATGCCTCTCGTGCTTCTCGTGCTGTACCAGCACCAATTGACACTTCTCCTCGCCCATTAGAACCTCAAGAGGTTGAAGACGTTGCTAATTTAAGAGAAGCACGAAGGAAGGCGGGGAGAGGCGACCTATCCGAAGCTGATAAAGATCTTGAACAAAAAGTTAATAAAAGAATACAAGACGACGCAAACGATCTTGCTAAAAGAAGAGAGGCTGCTGCGCTTCAGCAACAACGGGCTAGACGAGCAGAAGCGAGTGCTGGTTTAGTAGAAGGACAAAGACTACCTGCCTACGCTTCTGACGAACCGGATCCAAAAGTTCTAGAAGCTCAGCGACAGGCTAGACCAGACCTCTTGGGTGAAAAAGCAAGGATGCAAATGCAAAGCGTAACCCAGCAAGCAGTTGCTGAAGTTAAGGAAGTGCAAGGTCTTGTCCATGAAACTAGAGCAAGATTTGAGTTAACAAAAGACAGTTTGATTGCAACATTCCGTGAATTAGGAATAAAACCACCTGACGACTTGTTGGCTGCTTCTGAATTTGCGGTAAAAATAAATCAAAAAACTGGTCAAAAAATAGTAGAAACCCTATCAAACCTTAAGAAAGCGGGTAAGATAGATCCCCAACAATTATACAAGAGAGGCGTGGTCAAAAGTCTTACTGGTGGAAAAGAGAAGGTAGCAGTTGATGATGCAATCGCTGCTGCTATGCCGAAAAAAACAGTTCTAGACAATCCAGAAAAGGCTAGGAGAGCAATCAGGATAACGTCAGCTTCTGTCGGCTTAAGGTATGGAGATAAAGACCCAAGTTATCCAGCAAGAATGCGTCGCATAATAGGCAGGTTTGGAAGTTTTGCTGGAGATGCAAAAGCCCAGGGTGAAAGTGTATTTAACAGGACTGCTGCCGCTATTAGTCAGATAAATATTAAAAGAGAAACAGATGCTGAAGAACGTAGAAGAAAATATGACGAAAGAGTAGCAGCAGGAGAAAGACCAACAAGCGAACCGAATCCTGCAGTTAAGATGCTCAACCCTGAGTCCCCAACAGAAGCAAGGGAACTAGCAAGAACAACAGGAAGGAGATACGTTGATATTGCCTATCCTAATATTAGGAGATCAAGAAAAAAAACCTTAGACGCAAGAAAAAAAGCTTTAGTCCAAACAACCCCAGAACAAGAAGCCGTAAAGCAAGCACAAAGGGAAGCGGATAGGGAAAGAGTTCGTCTTTCTACAGCTGCTATAGCAGCAGGGGAAGTGGAGACAAGAGGTCGCAAAGAAAAAAGAGATCAGGTAGTAGCAGAAGCCATTCAGAAACAAAATGAAGAAAAAGCCATACGTGCAGCAGAAAAAGCTGCCAAGGAAGCAGATAAGGCAGCTGAGAAGGCAAGCAAGACAGGTCCAAGACCAGTCACCGTTAAGACTTTTGAAGATCTCCCTGCGTTGATTCAAAACGACCCAGAATCCGCAAGTAAAAGAATGGAGGTCATGCGAGCATCATTGCCAGAGGCTCCTGTTATTCCAAAGCCCAGTTTAGAACCCCCTGCTCGTATTGCCGAGGGGCGAAGAGCGCTGGTTATTTCGGATCTCAAGAAGCGGGTCAGGGATGCTGCAGAAAAAGCAAAAAGAGAAGGAAAGAAACCTGATGACAGCCTTAAAGGTCTTAAAGGAAAAGAGTTGGAAGATGCATTGCTGGCTCAATATGAGGAAAGTCAAAAGAAAAAAAGAGAAGAAGCCCTGGAGCGTATGGAGAAAAAACGTGCTGACGCTGCAGCAGGCGGAAGCGCCCCAGACATATCCGAAAGTAAGAGACCTAAATCGCTAAGTGCAGCAGCAGCATCTGGTCCAACGATGCTCAATGCTCTTAACCAGCAACTTGCTACAACGCTTCAAATGCCTACACAAATGCTTGATTCATTTGTTGAAACACTTAAGGTTAAAGGTGGTGGACTTGCCGAACTTGCAACTGGAACAGAATCGGCATTGCAACAAGAACTTGCTCTATTGCAAAAAGCTCTAGCAGATGTTGGTTTAACAGTTCAAAAGGCAATTCAGGATCCTATAGATGCATATGCAAAACTTGGAAAGAATAAAGCATTTACTAAAGGTGGTGTCAATGAAGTGTTCCAACGCCTTGTCTTGTTCCAGAAGACAATCAATGAACAGATTGAGCAAGGTCTTGATGTAACTTCGGCTATTGATGCTGCCAAAGCAAAAACTATTTCACGATTCCAGAAAACAGGTGCACCAGAAGGCGCACCAGCAACAGGAACTCCTTCTACTGCAGGAACCACTACTCCTACTGGTGGTAAGAGTGCTAAGGGATCATTAACTGCTGGTATGGCAAACCCTGAAATCAAAGTTGTTGCAGATCAACTTGCGTCAAGGATTAGAGCCGGAGAAAAGATTGAGATTGATTTCTATGCTGAAAAAGTAAAACTTGTTGAGTACCTGTCTAGAACATTTAATGCAAAAGGAAGAGGCAAAGGCAAACAAGAGGTTATTGTCCCGGAATTAATTAAAGCAATTGATAAGTTCCAAGAGTCTCTAGGCGGAGTTGTTGAAGAAGCAGTCGTTTCTCTTAAAGTAGCAGAGACTGCCGTTGAAGCAACTCCTTCTACAGTCCCGACAGTTGCTGATGATGTTGTTGTCGGCGTTAAACAATTGGATCAGGCAGTTAAGAACAATATTCAAAAGATTATTGCAGTACAAGCCTCAGCGTATCTGGGTGTTCAGCAAGCACAGCAAGGGTTGAGTAATTTAGGTACGTCAGTAAAGAGACCAGCACCAACAACTCAAGCTTCTCCTGGAGGCAAACTTGATGTAACGCCTTACGTTGGTGGTGGTTTCGGTGCAGTTGCAGCAGCGGTTGCAGCAGCAAAACAGTCTGCACAGACTCCAACACCAACTGCCTCTGCAGTACCTAAATCTTATGCCCAGTTCTACGCAAATAGAGGTATTGAGGAGCCAGTCAAGAGGTCAAGAATTAAAGAGGCAATGGCATCAGGTAAAGAACGTGTTGGTGCATTGGTCAGTAAAGCAAGGTCTATACCAATGGGTCGGGGTACGGAACCCCTCTTCCCAGCACAACTTGCTTCTCCTGTTAAATCATGGACAGCTGCATATGCCAAATGGGGTGCAGAGAAACTCAAGAACCCAGCACCTGTACCGAAGTCTTGGAAAACAGCATACGAGAAATGGGGTGCAGAGAAACTCAAGAATCCAGCGCCTGTACCAAAGTCATGGGCAACTGCTTATGAAAAATGGGGTATCCAAGGTCTCAAGAAACCACCAGTTCTCCAGACAGCAATGCAAGGAGTAAAAAAGGTTGCAAAAGTTGCTGGGAAAGAAGCGCTATCTGCGACAGTGCTGGGTCCTTTCTATGGAATATCTAAAGTTGTAAAAGCATTGAAGGCTGTGAATCAAGAGATTGATGCAGGATCAAATCGTTTTACGCAAAAAGTATTAAAGCTTAAAAAGGGAATCACGTTCCTTGGATACACAGTTGCGGATGAACTAAACAAAGTTGCTGGTAAACCTATTGCTGACAAGTTCCGTTCAGCCAATGCAAAAATGGGCGGGACAACAAGACTTAGAACTGCAAGAAACGCTGTTGGCATGGGTGCGGGAGCCTTTGCGGGGTTGGCTGCAAGCCCTCTGCTTGTTCCTGCAGCGATGGTTGCTGGCACAGTCGGTCTTGGTAAGGGGGCAGCAAGTCTCGGTAGAAAAGTAATAGGTTCTGATAAAGCACAGAATTTCTTGCAGAATACAAGAACGGGTCAGGATGTCCAGAAAGGTCTAGATCTTGTTGCTAGTACTGTCAACAAGGGTGGTGCTTTAATTCTGCAAGCCGGACAATCAATTCAGAATAAAGTAATGCCAGTTTGGGAATCAACAAAACAAGTTGGTATTGCTATTGGTCAGGCAGTAGCCCATCCCGTAGTTGCTCTCCAGGATGCTGGGAGAAAAGTAACAAATGCATTACTAGGTCTTGGGAAAAGTGTACTCAAAGACACTAAGGATTTCACAGTGAAGACAGCCAAATCTATTAAAGAAAGATTGGTCGGTGGAACTACTACTTACGACACTCAACTTGGAACAGTCACAAAGAGTGGTGGAATCTTTAAAGCAGATCAGACGTTGGACCAGTCAACGGGTGTCACAACAAAGGGTCGTGGATTCTTTGGCAAAGGTATTGCTGGAGCAGCATCTGGAGTAAAGAGGGGCGTTGGTGGTGTAAAGAAAGGCATCGGTGGAGCGGTTAGTGGTGGTGCTGGTATGGCACAGAATGCTTTGTCAATGGTGGTTCCTCCTCAGTTCCAGTTCCTGACAATGCTGTTCCCTCAATTGATTAAGTTCGCACAAAGATTTACAAAAACATTTAGCTTAATTACGATTGTTGTTCTAGCAGCCGTTGGGGTATTCAAGTTCCTGCAATCAACATTTGGTGAATGGAAGGATTCTGCTGGACCATTCTTGACCAACTTTAAGGCAGCATGGACAGCGCTTGCTGGAATATTTACAACAGTGAAAATTGCTCTTTCCGATTTCTTTAAATCTTTCTTTGGAGGTAGCCAAAAGAGTTCTGGCTCAATGCAAGATATGGGCAAGAAGATACTCAAGGTCTCCGAGATTGTTCGGGACTTTGCTATCAAATTTGTACGTTTCTTTAACTTAACAATAAAGCCAGCCCTCTATTCCTTCCTTTCTGGTTTGAAACTCGTTATTCAGGGTGCAATCAAAATCTTTGGTGGAATATTTAATGTCATAAAGGGCATTGTGCAAAAGTTCCAAGGGCAGGGTGACGAAGCTGGAAAGAGTTTCAGCAAAGGCTTTGAGATGATTAAGTCTGGAGCATTCAAGTTGTTTAAGGGTGTAATCAAAGCTCTTTCAGTGTTCCTTATTATCTTCATAAGAGCAATTGAAAAAGTAGCAGCTTTTATTATTAATATCTTTGAGAAAGTAGTTATTCTTGTTGTTAAGCTTATTTCCCTGCTTGTAAGAGGCGTTGTCAATCTATTCTTTATGATTGTAAAGGGTCTTGTGGTAATTATTCAACAGATGTTGAATATATGGAAAGAGTTGCAAACGGCTTACATAAAAATTGTTGCTGAACTTGTAAAAATTGTTGTATCACTCTTCTTTGGTCTTCCAAAATTCATTGTTGATCTTGTTAAAAAACTTATTGATGTTTTTGCATTCATAATTACTGGATGGGGAACCATTCTTGATAAAATGTCTGAATTATTTATTGAATGGACAGGCAAAATTCTTGATTATGCAAAAAATCAAGATGGAATCCTTGGGGCTTTTTTTGATGTCACAGGGATCACAGCCATCTCTAAGGGGCTAAAGCTTGTTACTGGTCTTGTTGGTAAGGGAATCAGTGCAATAGGAAGCGTCTATGAGACTGCTGGTGGTTTGATTAAAGGAGTCAGCGATAAAGTTTTGGGCGGAATAAGTGATGGGCTTGAGGGCTTCACAAAGAAAGCAACAGATGGTGTTGATACTCTTGCCAATAAACTGCTCAACGGTGTAACGGCTATTGCTGGTGTTGGTCAGACTATATATAAGGTTGTGCAGGATGCCAATAATGGCGTACTAAGCCTTATTGATCAAGCAACTGGGGCAGTGATTAAGACAATTAATAGTGCCAGTGATCTTCCAGGAGTGCTTGCAGACTTGTTGGTTGGTTGGATTGAAAAGATATCTATTGGTGATGACATTGAAAGATCATTGGGTGATGACTTCAAGGGCAAGGTAAAAGAAAAAATTGATGATGCGCTAGAGAACCTTGACCCAGAAGCAGCAGTTGCTGCAGGTGAAGATATTGCAAACGCAGTAACTGAAGGTCTAAAGACATTGAAGACTAACTTCTTTGACAAGGTTGTAGACAATCTTGGCAAGGCGCTGGAGAAACAGAAGAACAAGATTACTGATGCATTGAATCTCCAGAAAGATAATCAATTGAAAATCTTTGATGACCAGATTGCTGCGATTGATGCTCTCGCTGATGCGGAAGAAAAACTTACTGCAACTATTGAGTTTGAAAATCAGAAAAGAGAGGCTGAGGCTGAAAGAGCGCTTCAGAAGAAGAATTATGAGAAGCAAAGAGCTCTTGCCATTTATGAGGGCAGAATTGATGATGCAAGAACTTTGGATCAGGAAGAGACAAAGAACCGCAAGGATGCAGAAAAGAGTCTCAAGGATTTAGAAACTGGTCGCCAAAAAACATTGCAGGCTGAAAATCGTGAGACCGCTAAGACAATTATTGGTGCCCAGAAAACAAAAGCAGCAGAGGCTTTTGATGCAGACATTAAGGCTTTTGAAGAGTTCGCAGCAGAGATCCTTGCTCAAGGAACTTTCACACAAGCAGAACTTGAAGCCCAATTCGCAGCAATTTCAGGGAAAGCAACTGCGATGTCCGGAACTATGCGAGCAAGTTTTGAGACTTTCTATACAGCAATACCTGGCATTATTTCTGCAAATACAGAAAACACAGCGGGTACGTTCAGCACAGACATGCAAAAACTTGTTGATGCTGCAAAACTCAAATTTGGTTCAACGAACGACATAGCCAATCCAGCAACAATTCTTGGTGCAACAGGAGCGATGCTGACTGGTTCAGCAGAACTCTTTGCAACCATGATGCCTGCCGTGGTTGCGCAATATAGTACTGGTGTTAATGATCTTGCTGAAATCAACAGAAACTTTGCGGATCCAGCAAATGCAAATAGTCCAGGAAAACTCTTTGAAAAAGCAATTTCTGATGCAAATGAGGCTTTGAAGAGAGAATACATCAAGATGCAAACAAGTTCCACAAGTGCATTTGCAGCAATTGTTACGGGTATTAATGCAGAATTAAATAAATTAGCAATTGATACAGCCCTGGATGCAGCAATTGAAAAACTACAAGGACTAAAGAAGGCTCCAGGTGCAGACGCTGGCTCAGGTTCTGGATCAGGAGCAGGTTCTGGATCAGGTTCTGGCTCGGGTTCTGGCTCGGGATCTGGAGCAGGTACTCCAGCAACCCGAACCGATGATTTTGGTGGACTTCTTGGAAGTATTAATGCTGAAAGAAATATGCCTACCACGGCACCTTCTGCGCCTGCCGGACCGAGATCCCCTGCTAAAAATAAAACACTTGCTCAGTTTCAACAAGAAGTCGGAACAAAAGGATACTTTGGATATAACGACAGGGGTTCATTAATACCCATAATCAAAGGCGCACTCAAGTTCTATGGCTACGATACTGGGAGTACAAGTGAGACATTGGGTCAATCCGCTCTATCAGCAGTCACAGGTTTCAAAGTAAAATACGGTCTTGGCGACAACCCCAGAGTAGGAGAAACCACAGCCGAGAAGTTGGGTTTGTTCAACCAACCTGGAGTGCCAAAGAAATACTATGGTGGTGCTATTAAGAGAATGATGGGTGGTCCTGTCGGTGCTTATGGCGCTGGAGGAACAGTTCCTGGATTTGCAATGCAAGCAGTTCCTGCCCTGCTTCATGGTGGAGAGTACGTAATCAATGCCAAGGCTGTTCAAAACCTCGGCTCAGGATTCCTTCAGTATCTTAATAACCTCAAGTATGGAATGCCTAAGTTCAGTGTTCCAAACCCAAGTATGCCAAATGTTAATATCAACCAGACTGTGAATGTTAATGGCGGTAACTCAGAAAATATCAATAATTACAACTTCTATGTTGACAACTTTATCGGTGAAGATAAGTGGTTTGAAGGAATGATGAATGAGTACAATGTTAAAGTTGTGCCTAATAAACAAAAGTCTGCGGGCTTGGAATCAAGGGTGATAAGATCGTATAATGGAATTAACAAGGGGATCTAATGGGTAGTATCAACAATCTAATTACAATAGATCAGTACACTGGCTCAATCCCCTCACCTTTATCAAAACTTACGGAAGGCAACAGGAAGTTTTCGGATAATGAAGTTATCTCTGCTGCAGATGTAAACTTAGACTCTGGATTGACTAGAAGATATATAAAGAAGAATAAGAAGTCTTTCTCTTTATCTTGGACTTATCTGCCAGAGAAACCAGAGCACACCATTGATGGCATGTATGCAAGAAACTATGTTAGAGGTTTGGCTAATTCAGTTAACAAACTTTATTTAACAATCAAGGATTCACCAGATTCAGATACTCAATCTTTTTTTGTTTATCCAACAAGTTACTCAGAAACTTTAATTAGAAGAGATATTGCAATTGATTGTTCGTATTATGACGTAACTTTTGTTTGTGAGGAAATCTAATGAGTTTTGATTACAAATTCAACATAACTGAAGACCTAAAGTCAGGTATTGATTTATATACTCAAGCTGGACTAAAACTTGCTGACATATCAGTTAGTGTAACG